GTTCAACATCACACAGGCGCGTGATTTGTACACACTAATCAAAGAGGGTGCAATAGACAAGATGTCTTTTGCATTTACTGTAGCCGAGGATAGCTACAACACGGAGACAAGAACCCGTACTATCCTCAAAATCAAAAAGCTGTATGACGTAGCCGCGGTGGATACCCCGGCATACGATGATACCGAATTATCTGTAAGGAGTTTTTTCGAGGTGGAGTCCGAGAAAGAGCGCAAGTTGGCGGACGCTGACGAATTGCGAAAAAAGAAACTGATCCTGTTACTGGAACTAAACGGAATTTAAAAAAAGAAAGTCGAGGAACAAACCAAATGAGAAAAAATGAAATTTTAAAAAGACTCGCCGAGATCAAAGACCTTTTGACCGGCACAACCGACATCGATTTTTCTGCAATTGAAGCAGAGAGCAGAGCATTGCAGGCAGAGCTTGCCGGCATCGAAAGCAGAGCAGCCCTTGCCAATCAAATCAATATTGGCGCAGTTGAAGGGAACGTAATCCCTAAGGTCACAGAGAAAAAGTCAGAGGAAGATCCGCATTCAACCCTTGAATACAGAAAACAGTTTATGGAGTTTTGTAAGACCGGTAAAATGCCGACCTTAGAAACAAGACTTGACGCCTTCACATCCACGACTGAAGCCGCAGCAGTCATCCCGACAACCATCATGAATGAGTTGATTAAGAAGATGACAGCCTATGGCAAAATCTTTTCCAGAGTCCGCAAAACAAACCTCAAAGGCGGAGTCAATTTCCCTATCCTTTCCTTGAAGCCGACAGCTACATGGATAACACAGGCAACTCCATCCGACAGAAAGCAAGTCAATGCAAGTACATCTGTTTCATTCTCGTACTTCGGGCTTGAGTGCAAAATTGCAACTTCATTGTTGACAGAAACAGTTTCTTTGGCATCATTCGAAGCATCGATGGTTGACCTGATTGTTGAAGCAAACATGAAGGCAATGGATGCAGCAGTCGTCAATGGCGCCGGAACAACCGAGCCACTCGGAATCACAGTAGATGCAAGAGTTCTCGCAGGACAAATCATAACTCTGACTTCTGCCGAATTTGCAGACTGGGGAGCATGGAAAAAGAAAATCTTCGGCAAAATCCCTGTTGCCTACAGAGCAGGTGGAAGTTTCATCATGGCCGCTCAGACATTTGAAGGCTACATCGACGGTATGCAGGATGCAAACGGACAGCCAATGGCACGTGTAAACTACGGCATAACCGATGCAATCCCTGAGAAGTTCGGTGGACGCGAAGTCATCCTTGTTGAAGATGACATCGTTGCCCCTTATGACACAGCAGCAGTCGGCGATATCGTTGCAGTTTTTGTCAATCTCAATGACTACTGCATCAACAGCAACATGCAGATGACCATGTATCGTTGGTTGGATCATGACACAAACCAGTGGGTAGACAAGTCAATCATGATTGCCGACGGAAAACTCCTTGACGCAGCTGGTGTTATCATCGTTAAAAAGGGAGCCTAATCAATCTCTAAATAACTAAAGAACTGACCCGGGTGTAACAGCCCGGGTTATCTCTGTAACGTGTTTTTAAGCGTACAGAAGAAAGGAACTGACTTATGTTTTATCCATACAATTCAAAGATGGGACAGCAAATACAAACCGATGTGCCGGGCGTACCCTGCGACCGTGCATTTTTAGCACATTATCACATCGATGCAGGCGACTGCGAAGCTGCCGGAGCAGCAATAATTATAGCAGCAGTAACGCTTGGAACCGGAGTGACTGTGACAAAGCTTGCAGCTGCCCTTGATGGTCAGCCAAAATGCGGACGCGTTCTGTCAATAACAGGAAATCAAGCAACCGCAACGGGGAACGTTGTAGTTACGGGCAAGGACCTTGCCGGTGCAACAATAACAGAAACAATCATATCTACCGGCGCGGCAACAGTAAACGGAACCAAGGTTTTTGCATTCGTCGACAGCATAGTATTCCCTGCGCGCGGAGCTGCGGGTGACACGATTTCTGTTGGAATGACAGATGACTTCGGGATCCCGTTTAAGATTCCATACAACACAGTGCTTGCAATCTACAACAACAAGACATTAACCACAGTGGCTTCAGGCGGATACAGTGCGACAACACTTGCACTTAATTTTCTGAATCCGGCTGCTGCACTTAGTGACAGCGACATTGATGTTTATCTCATGGTTTAAAAATCTGACGGAAGGCGGTATCTAAAATGTACATAGACAAAATCAAAGCGGCTATAGGACTTAACGGCGTGGCACTTGACCAGGATTTAATCGAACCACTGATTGATGCCGCCAAATCCGACTTGAAACTGTGCGGAATCCTGGCAACCAAGGTTGACGATGAAACCGACTCACTTGTATTAAGGGCAATCTCGCTTTATGTCGATTCACACTTTAAGCCTGGTGATCCGATGGCTGACAGAAAACTTATGTCATACGAATCAATCCGAAACCATCTGAGTATGTCGGTTGAATATACCGAGGAGGTGGTCTGATGGCGGAGTACACAGCAAAACTGATTTCCATGACCAAAACACTCGATGCCGATGGATTCAATGCAGATGTTGCAGTCGAATACGAAATATTTGTAGAGAAGAAATCCGTAACCCGCTCGGAGTTTTATATGGCGATGTCGGCAGGTATGAAACCTAAAATCGTATTGTCGACCAGGGTTGAAAACTACGAACAGACACGGACAGTAGTTGACGGAGTTGCTAAATATGCAGAGAAGATAAGGTACGAGGATGCAGTCTATGACATTATACGCACGTACGAGAAAGACTCTGCATGGATAGAACTGATGTGCGGGTGATTACCATGCCGTATTTTGAAGTGGATTTTCCAAAGAAATTATTTAAAAACCTGTCAGACGAAATAAGCGAAAAGATGCTAAACGAATCCGTTCCGATATTAGTTGACAGTCTGCAAGCAATCATAAGGACTGAGCACAGCGATTCGGGTGAATTGTGGAAATCAATCAAGGCATTTAGACCTTACAAAAAAACGGATGGAGTATGGCAAATATCCGCATCGCCTACAGGAAAGCACAAAGGCAAGTTGTTAAAGTCGGCAAAGGTGTTTTCAAGAAGTAAAAAAGGCACAAAAACAAGCGGGCAGGCTCTTTGGAACGACGATAAGCTATGGTTTATCGAGTACGGCAATAAGAATCAGGCTGCAAGACCGGTACTCGCAAGGGCAACAAACAGAGTCATGAAACAAGTGGTCGACAAGATGCAGGAAGTATTCGACAGGGAGGTCATTAATGGAAAACAGTGATTTAAACAAATTGATAATAGCAACATTAACCCCTCTCGGCATCCCGACAGAAGCGGCGCCATACACCGGCGATGAATTGACCTATATCGTATTTAACCGAGCCGATGACATTGGCGTTGTATATGCTGATGATGAACCACAGATTGACCAGGTGTCGATGCAGATACATCTTTTCACACCGCTCAATTATCTGACACTAAAAAAACAAATCAGATCTAAATTATTCAAGGCGGGCTTCACATACCCGCAAGTACAGGAACGATACGAAGAAGACACAAAAACAAACCACGTGGTATTCGAATGTCAAATTGAAACATCCACGGAAAGCGAGGAATAAAACATGAAAATAGGATTAAAATATCCCGTCTACAAAGGAACATCAAGCGGAACCATTGCAAAAGCGATGCAGGCTGATATCTCAATAGAGATGAACGATGTCAAGGCTTATGCCGATGACGGTATCGCCGAAAGCGACAAGTCGTTTAAAAGCGGAACCATCACGCTTGGAGTTGACAATATCAGTGACACAGTGCAAAATCTGTTGCTTGGTCATGCAGTTGCAAGTTCCGAAATCACCGCAAGCGGCGCTGATGTAGTGCCTTATGTCGGTATCGGATTTTATGGCGCTAAAAAAGTGTCAGATGTCACATACTACAGAGCCATATGGCTTCCAAAAGTACAATTCTCCGAGCCAGCCGATGCCAATGCGACAAAGGGCGAATCCCTTGCATTTGGCAACCAGGTATTAGTCGGAACAATCATGCTCGATGCATCTAACAACTGGAAACAGGAAAAGACATTCGCACTCGAAGCAGATGCAATCGCATACCTCAACACCAAAGCAGGAATCCCTGTAAGCGCATCAGGTGGATTGACCGCATTATCCTTAACCGGCACAGGCGGAACGCTTGCACCGACATTCCTAGCAGGAAAGCTTGTCTACTCATT